GTCGGTAGTGGAAACATTGCTGGTATGGATGGTGGTCATATGTCTAAAGCACAGCAAAAGGCATGGACTTCTAAAAACAAATCAAAGAAGAAAACACTTAAAGATATGATGAAGGATAAAACATGATTACACTAGAACAATTCAGTGCAATGATCCCTAGCAACAAAGACCCTAAAGCTTGGTACGATGCCGCTATTCCTATGTTTGAAGAATACGAAATCAATACACCAAATAGAATTGCTGGTTTCATGGCACAAACTTCACACGAGTCACTTGACTTCACACGCCTAACAGAAAACCTTAACTACAGTGAGAAAGCACTTAATAGTGTATTTGGTCGTTACTTTGGTAAAGGTAAAAACAAAAGGGATGCTAAAGATTATGCACGAAACCAAGAAAAAATCGCAAACTACGTCTACCAAGATGAGTTTAGATCAAAGCGCGGAGCTTTGGGAAACACTAATCCCGGCGATGGCTGGTTATTTCGAGGCAGAGGTATTAAGCAACTCACCGGGCGTAACAATTATGCCGCATTCGGAAAAAGTGTCGGTATGTCAGCCGAAGAAGCTGCTGGATATGTAGCTACTGAAAAAGGTGCTATGGAGTCTGCATGTTGGTTCTGGAAAAAGAACAAACTACAGAAGTGGGCTGATAAGGGTGACAATAAAGGTCTGACGAAGGCTATCAATGGTGGCACAATCGGACTCGAAGATAGAAATTCGAGATGGGATAACTGTTTAGCTATCTTAGGTGGAGAAATGCCTAAGAAGAAAGCGGCTAAAGCATCAAAGGGTGGTTCACGCACACTTCGCAAAGGTATGAAGGGTGATGACGTAGCTAAAATGCAAAAAGCATTGGGTATTACAGCCGATGGTGATTTTGGGTTTGGAACTCAAACAACTGTTAAAAAATGGCAAAAAATGAATGGTTTGGTTGCAGATGGTATCGTAGGACCTGCTACTCAAGCGAAAATGTTTAAATAATATAAATAGAAGAATAAATCAATAAAAAGGAGATAGAAATGTCTTTAGAAAAAATCGTACAATCTGCACTAGCAGAACAGCCAATTGAAATGAAAGAAGCATTTGCAGAAGCAATGCAAGAGCGTATCGCAATGGCTTTAGAAGAAAAGTATAAGAAAATGGCTGATTCGGCTGACGACATGGAAGACGAAGCTGATTCTGATGATGAAGATGATGATGCAGAAGATGCCAAAAAGAAAAAAGACGATGATGATGATGAGGACGATGCTGAAGACGAATAGTCTTTAGTGGTTTTATTATGCCATCTTTCGTATATTTTGGAATAATCCTTTTAGCCTTGGGTGGTGCAGGTAGTGTTTACTACAAGTCCACCCAAGCTACTATTATGGAATTAACAGAATATAATGCTACTTTAACTGCACAAGTAGAACAGATAGCAGAAGTCAATGAAAAGAACATTGCAACTATTGCTAATATGCAAGCCAATTTTGAGAAGCAACGTCAACAGTTTGACGAACTTCAAGAATCTTTCACTGAAATACAATCACAGAAAAATGATTTACAGAAACGTCTAGGCAAACATGATCTAGGCGCACTAGCTGTTGCCAAACCTGGTCTTGTTGGTCGAGTTATTAATGGCGCAACAGCTAAGGCAAATCGTTGTTTTGAATTGGAAACAGGTGCGGAACTAACAGATAATGAAAGGAATGCCAAAAATGCAAAAGCGTTTAATAGCGAGTGTCCTTGGATTTACGATGATCTTGTCTCTAGGGGCTTGCTCGGAACGGAATCCAGTGGAACCGCCACCACGAGTGATAACTGAAACTGAGTACGTACAGCCAAGCAAACCAATAGTACCCTCAATCAATCCTCTTAATATGAGAGAAATTGAGTTCATTATCGTGACCCCCGAAAATGTAGACCAAGTGTTTGAAGATATTAAGTCTGATGACGTAGTTATATTTGGTGTTACAGATCAAGGTTATGATGACATTGCATTGAACCTTGCTGATCTACGTGCATACATCCAACAACAAAAAAAGATAATTGCTATATACGAAAATCAGTATGACTAATAAGCATAACGGATATTCGACAAATTTTGTCTAGTATGTGGTACTATTATGTATAAATACAGTTGAATATGTATATTATTTCTATTGTGATTAAATTATAATCATGGAGTTCGCCACTAGCCTCCGTTATCAAAAGGCATTAAAGGAATAATATTTTGTCGAAAGAAACTAATTGGGAAACTGATATACGCCTAATACAAAGTGATATCAAACAGATTAACAAGTTCTTTGGCAAAGTCGAGAAATCAATCGATCAAATGTCAGAACTGTCTAAGAATGTAGCAGTGCAATCAGAGATTCTAGATTTCACTAAAGAAAAGCTTGACGTTGTTGAAAAATTGTGCGAAGAGACTAAACGTACTGACGAATTGCGAATGAATGTTCTTTCGGATCGTTTGGAAGAGTATAGAAGGTCTGCACGAGAAGATCACCAAAAATTAGCAGAACACAATGCACAGAAACGAACAAACTCTAACAAAGAGATAATAGATAGATTAGATTCAATAGAACACAGTCTTCATATGCGTATCAATGCTGAAAGCAAAAAGATTTCTGTCTTGGAAAATTGGCGCTATTATATGATGGGTGTAGGTGGAGTTTTACTTTTGTTGGTAGCAAGAATAAATTGGCCTGATCTTTTTAGTTGACAAACCATCCTATTAGTGTATACTGATTACATCTGAATAATAGGAACTTTATATAATGGTAGATTTTGTAGATATACAGTATGCTCAGATGCTTTCTGGTCGTCTGGATAACTTTCGTATCAAACACACTAACCCATATAGAATTAACTTTAGGTGTCCCATATGTGGCGACTCCAAGAAGAAACGTTCTATGGCTCGTGGTTGGCTGTTAGAGCGTGACAACAAACTTACCTTCTACTGTCATAACTGTGGTGCTTCACAAGGCTTTCCTTGGTTCTTGAAGGGGCAAGATCAACAGATGTATAATGATTATGTTGCTGAGAAGTTTGTTAATAGAGCAAACAACAGTGTCAGTGCAACTCCTGGGGATGAACAGTGGAAAGCATCAGCCCCCGTTTTCAAAAAGAAGTATGTAGACCCATTGACAAAGATCAAGAAGGTTTCTGCTCTGAAATTTGATCACCCAGCTAAGCGTTACATTCAAGAACGTAAAATACCTACAAAGCATCATTACCGCTTGTACTATGCACAGAAGTTCCAAGCTTGGATTAATGAGATTGTACCTAATAAATTCCCTAATATCATTAAGGACGAACCACGTCTTGTGATACCATTTATTGATGAAGATGGTAAATGCTTTGGTGTGTCTGCACGTTCCTTTGATCCTAATACATCACTACGTTACATAATTATTATGTTCGAAGAAAAGCCAAAGATATTCGGTTTGGATACAGTTGATATGACCCAACCTTACTATATAGTAGAGGGTGCTATTGATAGCATGTTCTTGTCCAATGCTATCGCTATGAATGGTGCTGAGGGCAACAGCAATTCTGCAAACCAGAATGCAGTTTATGTATTCGATGCAGAGCCACGTAATAAGGAGATACACGCCCGTATGGAGAAAGTAATCAAGAATGGTTACAAAATCTGCATATGGCCTACAGACGTCCCAGCAAAGGATATAAACGATATGTATCTCAAAGGACTTACCGAAGTCGAGAAACTAATAGAAGAAAACACTTACCAAGGATTGGTAGCAGAACTAAAACTTTCAGCATGGAGAAAAACATGACAGTTAACGTAATTTTAGCGACGGAGTTGAACTTTGGTATTGGTAATGATGGCGACATGCCATGGCCTAGAAACAAAGAAGATATGTCTTGGTTTAAACAGAACACAGGCGAAGATATTGTCGTTATGGGCAGAAAGACTTGGGACTCGATTGGAAAAAAGAAGTTGCCCAACAGAACAAACATCGTTATCACATCAAAAGAACTAGAGGGCGCTGATCATGTGTTCTCTGGCGATATGGGAGAGATTATCGAAAAGATTAAAGGATTGTATCTAGCAGATAGAGACATTTGGATTATGGGTGGGGCAGAGATATATGACCAAGCAATCCCTTATGCAGATAAACTTTACTTAACTACGTTTAACGATAATTATATATGTGATACATATGTAGAAGAAAATATTGTTGTCAAATTCCCTTATGTCGAGTATTGGGTAGATAAACCTAAAATTTCATTTATGATTAGGAGCAAACATAAAGATGCATGATTATAGTAGACTACTAAGAGTTATTATGGAACAAGGGCGTGACGTGGCTGATAGGACAGGCACAGGCACACGTTCCATTTTTGGTCATCAAATGAGGTTTAACCTAGAGGATGGCTTCCCTGCGGTCACTACTAAGCGCTTAGCATGGAAATCAGTAGTGGGAGAACTACTATGGTTTTTAGAGGGTTCTACAGATGAGCGTAGATTAGCTGAATTGACCTATGGTAAAAGTCGTGAGTGGATTGAGGATAAGAATACAATCTGGACTGCTAATGCCAATAAACAAGGTGTTGACTTGGGATATCAGAACCATAAGTTCTACAAAGAACTAGGACCTGTATACGGAAGTCAATGGAGAGACTTTAATGGTTTTGACCAACTTGAGTATATCTTAGATGAAATAACTCACAACCCTGATAGCCGACGTATCATTCTTAATGCTTGGAATGCTTCTGAGGTTGATGAAATGACACTACCACCTTGTCACGTAATGGCACAGTTTAGAGTGTATGATGGCAAACTAAGCTGTCAGTTATATCAAAGAAGTGCTGATGTGTTCCTTGGCGTACCTTTTAACATTGCTTCATATGCTTTGCTTACCCACATACTCGCAAGACATTGTAATCTTGGTGTTGGTGACTTGGTACATACTCTTGGTGATGCTCACATTTACAATGATCACTTTGAACAAGTAGAAGAACAACTAGGGCGCAGTGAATACGATTTACCCCAACTTGATATTGATGATAGCTTCGATTTGAATTGTGTCTTCGATATGGATTCAGAATATCATTGGGGTTCGTTTGGACTTAATGACGCAGATAAAATAAAATTGACAAATTATTTGCATCATGATACAATAAAAGCCAATATGTCCGTATAAGATGTTATAAATAAACTAACCAAGTCAGCGTACCTATAGCTGTCAAATTCCCATAGAATACCATATATGCCCACCGTTTAGGTGTTGGCATATTAGTCACTAAAACAAAGAGGCCGATGAATGTTAAATACCACAGAAATAAGAACAGTTAATTACGTAACTAAGCGTGACGGAACCACCAAAGACTTTGATGATCAAAAGATTTCACTTGCTGTAACTAAGGCAATGAAAAGTATTGGTATGAGAAGCAAATACTTAGCAAGCGAAGTAACAGAAGAAACTGTAGACATGATTAATCATGAATCAGATGATGTTATTGTCGATGTTGATACAGTACACAGAACAGTGGAAAATGTTATGATGGATAAAGGTCTACATGATCTTGCAAGAGAATATATCCTTTTTCGTTATAATAACAAACCAGACATCTTTCGTAAAAGAACAAGTCTGAAACCATATGAGTATCCACAACTTGTAGAGTTTACAGATGCTATCCGACACTCTTATTGGGTACATACAGAATTTAACTATTCTTCTGACATTCAAGATATGAAAGTTAAGATGGAGCCACAAGAAGTAGAGATTGTTAAGAAAGCTATGTTGGCTATCTCTCAGATCGAAGTTGCTGTTAAAACGTTCTGGGCAAAGATTGGTGATCGTTTCCCTAAGCCAGAAGTGGCGGCTGTTGGTATTACATTTGGTGAATCAGAAGTGCGTCATGCTGATGCGTATTCTAACTTGATTGAGATTATGGGTCTTAATGAAGAATTTGAAAAAGTTGTAGAAGTACCTGCAATGAAAAAGCGTATTGCATATCTCGAACAGTCTATTGGTTCGCCAGCAGACGATAAAGACTATTTCCACAAGATCATTCTATTCTCTATGTTTGTAGAGAACGTATCGCTGTTCAGTCAGTTCTTGATCATGATGGCATTTAATAAACACAAGAATGTTCTCAAGGGTATCTCAAATGCCGTTGAAGCGACATCAAAAGAAGAAGATATTCACGCTCGTTTTGGGTTTGAACTCGTGAATATTATACGTGAAGAAAACCCCGATTGGTTTGACAAGGATAGCAACGCTGAGGTAAATCGCCTTTGTCGTGATGCGTTTAAAGCTGAGTCAGCCATTGTAGATTGGATTTATGATGATTATGATTTAGACTTCTTACCTAAACAAACAGTGAAAGAATTTCTTAAGCATCGTTTCAATCAGTCCCTAAAGGCTATTGACATGAAGCCTTTATATGAAGTAGACGAAGAAGCAATTCGTAGTACGGATTGGTTTGTAGAAGAAATTCTCAGCACAAAGAACGTAGACTTCTTTGTGAAGCGTTCTACTGCATATTCAAAGAAAACCAAAGCCTTCACTGAAGATGATTTATTTTAAGAAAGAAAAAACAAATGAGAAAACACAAAAAGTTCTATTGGCTCAATGACGACTCGCGCACATTTCTGTCGCGTGGTTACTTAGAGGGTAAAGAAAAACCAGAACAAAGAATACGTGCTATTGCTGATAAAGCAGAATGGTATCTGAAAGATATGGGTGGTAAGAAGCTTTCTAAAGGTTTCGCTGACAAATTCTATGATTATATGAGTAAAGGTTACTATTCCTTGGCAAGTCCAGTGTGGGCAAACTATGGCAAGGAACGTGGACTACCTGTGTCATGCTTTGGTTCATATATTGACGATAGTATGCAAGCTATTTTATTTGGTCATGCTGAAAATGGTATGCTAATGAAAAATGGTGGTGGGACTTCTGGTTACTTTGGTGCTATTCGTGGACGTGGTGCAACTATTAGAGACAGTGGCGATTCATCTGGTTCAGTACACTTTATGCAGATGTATGATACGTTAGCATCTGTTGTGTCACAAGGTTCAGTACGTCGTGGTTTCTTTGCGGCATACCAAGACATTGAACATCCAGATGCAGACGAATTCCTTGACATTGGGACTGAGGGTAACCCTATCCAAGGGCTTACAACAGGCATTACAGTAAGCAACAAGTTTATTGATGAAATGAAAGCAGGTGACCCTGAGAAGCGTCGTTTGTGGGCTAAGGTGCTACAACGTCGTTCAGAGATCGGTTATCCTTATATCTTGTTTAGTGATAATGTGAATGATGGGCGTCCACAAGTATACAAAGATAAAGACATGCGTGTATATGCCTCTAATATGTGTGCTGAGATTGCTTTGCCTTCTAGCCATGAAGAAACCTTTACATGCGTTCTATCGTCTTTGAACCTACTACATTGGGATACAATCAAAGATACTGATGCTATCGAAGTTCTAACTATGTTTCTTGACACTGTATGTGAAGAGTTCGTTCGTAAGACTGAGGGGCAGATATACATGAAACGCGCTCGTGACTTTGCTAAGAACCACCGTGCATTAGGTGCAGGTGTTCTTGGTTGGCATTCGTATTTGCAGTCTAATATGATTTCTTTTGAATCTAAAGAAGCGGCACAACTAAACCTTGAAATTTCACAGACTATGCAAGAACGTTCATATGCGGCGTCTAAAGAAATGGCAGTGGCGTTAGGTGAGCCTGACCTACTCAAAGGATATGGTATGCGTAATACTACTACGATGGCTATTGCACCTACCAAATCATCAAGTTTCATTCTTGGTCAAGTTTCACAATCTATTGAACCTGAGTTCTCTAATGCGTATGTGAAAGACCTTGCTAAGATGAAGGTTACTATCCGCAACCCTTACCTAAAGGAATTGTTGGTAGAAAAAAATCAGGACAATCCTGATGTTTGGGAATCAATTAAGAACCACGATGGCTCAGTACAGCATCTTGAGTTCCTGACTGAAGATGAACGTGCTGTATTTAAGACGTTCTCTGAAATCAGCCCAAACACAATCATCGATCAAGCGGCTATTCGTCAACAATATGTTGATCAAAGCCAAAGTTTGAATTTGATGCTTGATCCAGATATGTCTGTTAAAGATATTAATGCATTGTATCTTTACGCAAACGAAATGGGTGTCAAAAGCTTATATTATGCCTTCTCAATGTCAGCGGCTCAGTCGTTAACACGTAAACGGGTAATGTCAGCAGATTGTGCCGCCTGTGAAGCGTAACAGACACTATTTGGACTATTTCAGCCAAACTGTCGAAGACTTTAAAGGCGATGGTCGTTATAGAATATTTAACGACATACTTAGGGAGCGTGGGAATTTTCCACGTTCCATTTGGTACGGCAAGTACGCACCAAAGAATATAGTGAATTGGTGTTCTAATGATTACTTAGGTATGGGTCAAAACCAATACGTCATAGATGCAATGCATACTGCTTTAGATCAAACTGGGGCAGGTTCTGGTGGTACACGAAACATAGGTGGTACTTCACATTATCACGTAACACTTGAGCGTGTATTAGCAGGGTTGCATAGAAAAGAATCTTCACTATTATTTACGAGTGCATATGTAGCAAATGAGTGGTCGCTCGTTGCTATCTCTCGTATATTGCCAAACGTATGTTTTATTTCTGATGAAAAGAACCACAATTCTCTTATCATGGGTGTGAAACATAGTAGGGCAAACAAACGTATCTTCAAACATAATGACATGGACAACCTAGAGAAGCATCTTAAAGAAGCTGTAGAAGCTAACGAAATGCCTGTAATCTTGTTTGAGTCTGTGTATAGTATGGACGGTGATGTGTCACCTATAGGAGATATATGTGACTTAGCAGAGAAATACGAAGCCTTTACTTTCATTGATGAAGTACATGCTGTTGGTCTTTATGGCGACACTGGTGCTGGCTACTGTGAAAAGTTGGGTCTATCAGATCGTATTGATATTATTAACGGTACATTGGGTAAAGCATTTGGAGTTCAAGGTGGTTATATTGCAGGTAAGCAAATAATCGTAGATGCTATTAGGTCAGTCGCTGCTGGTTTTATTTTCACAACAAGTATGTCTCCTGTGTTATGTGCAGGTGTGCTTGCTTCTGTTAGTTACTTAAAAGATCATAACGTTGTTAGGGAGAAGCACCAAGAAAGGACTGCTAAGTTGAAGCAGATGTTGATTGATGCAGGTATGGATATACATCCTAACGCCTGTACGCATATTATTCCTGTTATGGTTAACGACGCCTTCAAATGTAAAGTAGCAAGTGATAGGCTGTTAAATGAGTTCGGTATATACATTCAACCGATTAATTCCCCAACAGTGGAAGTAGGTACGGAACGTTTACGTATTGCACCTACTCCATTCCATACCGATATTATGATGGTGGAATTAGTCGAAGCACTGAAAGAGGTTTTGAGATGAATCAACTTGAACGCAACTTCTTTGCACCTCGAAAGAAAGAGAATACTATGAAAAAGATTATGAAACCATTTTGGTTTGTTCTGGGCATCATCTTGGTAGGCGTTGCCTATTTGGGTGTTATCGTTCCAGGATTACCTTGGAGTACACCAATACTTGGAGCTACATTTTGCTTTGCGAAGTCTAGTGATAGATTCCACAACTGGATTTTAAACCACAAGACTTTCGGACCTTTCATTAAGAATTGGTCTAAGTATCGTGTATATCCACAAAAAGCAAAGTACCTTATGGTGGCAGTAATGTCATCTTCTCTGGCGTTTCTGTGGTTCACTACAGGCAACCCAAAGGCGGTACTATACCTAGCCATTACTATGGCGCTTATTGTTTTGTGGGCTTGGAGATACCCTGGTTCGCAAGCAGAAGCTGAAAGAAGAATTTCAGAAGGCAAGAAAATCGGTTGGTTGAAATAGTATAAATAAAAGCATCCCCACATAAGGGGGTGCTAATTACACAATGTTTTTGATGGAGAGTATATAATGAAAAGAGTTCTAGTAACTGGCGGTGCAGGTTTTATTGCACACCACACAATTTCAGAAATTTTAAGAAGAACCGATTGGGAAATTGTCTCACTAGATCGTCTTGATTATAGTGGAAACTTAAATCGTTTACACGACGTTTTGTCAGACCTTACTGATGCACAGCGAAAAAGATTTAGGGTAGTGTACCATGATCTAAAAGCTGAACTAAACCCCATGATTACAGCGGATATTGGACGTATCGATTATGTCATTCACATGGCGGCAGGTTCGCATGTAGATCGCTCTATTGATCATCCTATGGAATTTGTAATGGATAACGTGGTTGGTACATGTAATCTGCTTAACTATGCTAGACAGTTAGACAGTCTTGAAAGATTGATTTACTTCTCGACTGATGAGGTGTTCGGTCCTGCGCCAAAAGGTGTTAAATACAAAGAGTATGATCGTTACAACTGTACTAACCCATACAGTGCATCAAAAGCAGGTGGTGAAGAACTTGCGGTTGCTTTCGAGAACTCTTACGACATGCCAATCTATATTACACATACAATGAACGTATTTGGTGAACGTCAACACCCTGAGAAGTTTATTCCTATGTGTATTAGAAACATTCGTGATGGTAAGTCAGTGACAGTACATAGTAACTCTGAAAAGACTGAGGCAGGTTCACGTCACTATATTCATGCTAATGATGTAGCAGATGCTACACTAAACTTGATACAATCAGAGTTTCAGCGTAATAATGACGGAACTGGGATCAAGTCACAGAAATTTAACATTGTGGGTGCTGAAGAACTAAAC